CGCCATAACCGTAGTAAGCAACATCAATTTGACCAGTTGAAATTACATTGGTCTCTAGACGATACTTAGTTGACTCGTACCATGTGTATGAATCAGGGTTAATAACGATCATTGTGTTATCGCCTGTACCATCAGTTAGTGCAGTTGATACGCGTAGGTTTAATCCACCAATGTTGCCGCGAATATTTGTTGGTGTTAGATTTCCTGAAGCGTTCTGAGGGTTAATTGTTTGAGTGAATACAGCGCGGTTTGAACCGTCAACTAATCCCATCAAAGCACCCCATTGTTCAGGTGATACAACTATGTTAGTTGCAAACCCCAGAGTTCCTTTGTAAATTGAAACTGCTGCATCTGAAATAAAGTCTTGGATATTCGCTGCAGTTAATGTACGGTTTCCACCATCTGTACCACCTGTGATTAGCGCAGTACCTACTGCTGCGTCAGTTGCTTTTGCGTAAGCAAACTCCATTTGACGAACTAACTCAGCAAAAAATGCTGGAGAAGAACGGTCTAATAGTTCAACTGAAAATATTTGGCGTCCAGCATATTTTTTAACATCAACTGACAAAAATGAAACATTTTGGTCTGTTTGTGATGGTGCTGCGCCTTCGGCTGTTACTGCAACGGTTGGTGCTTGAGTTAACTTAGGAATTTCAAATGTCATTCCTGCATCAGGAAGTGCTGCTGAAGAAATTGAATCAATAAATGGACGATCAGCATTTGAAAGTGGATTGATAACTTCAGTTAATTGACGAGTAGGAATTAAACCTGCGTTGTCAGTTGTGTCTGCTGCTGCGCGAAGATATTGACGAGCATCCTCATCATTTAGATATTGTGCGCGAAGTGTGTTTTCTAGGAATTTTTCCTTAGACAACTCAATGCGTGGCTTTGTGTACATTGGTGCTGCTACTGTTGGACGAGAGGCTTCAACCGCAGGGGTCTCTACTACCTCGGACGCAACAGGTGTATCAGGTGTTGTGTTTTCCACAATTGCCTCATTTTCTGTTTTGGTTTCGGTTGATTCTGCCTCTGCGTTTGACGCAGCGACTGAAGTTACGGCGGCACTTTGGAAAGCGGCAGCCTGTACTAGGCTGACTTCCATAAGTTTCGCTGAACTAACTCTATAAATGCCGTTGGTGTTTTTGCCCTTAAGAACTTCAACGCCAACGCTTAATCCTGATCTTAAATTTTCACTTGCCTCAATTAGGCTATCTGTTCCCTTAGTTGTGTTACTTATTTTAAACTCAGCATAAATTCCTGAATCATCTTGAGTAACATTCTTCATGCGACCAATTGGAGATTTAGGGTCATGCTCTAGTAGTAACTTAACATTCTTAGGTTCATCAATTTGGATAGAACCTTTTTCAAAAATTACTCGCCCGACTGAAGTCTGACCAATTTCATTTTCAAACGGTACAATTTTGCCAGCAATGATACGACGAGACTCTGAAGCCTCTAAATCTGCACTAAAGTTAATTATTTCCATTTGGGCTTAGTTCTTCCATTTCTCTCGCTTGTTCTACGGTTATTAAATCTAATGCAAGCATTTTTTCAATTACTGCTAAACGCTCTAAAGGGTTTGCTCTTAAAAATCCTGAGTCCATGTCAAACGCTACAAATTGTGTTAATGGCGTTAGATCGTCCATACTGAGACGATTCTCTATTGCAGAAATGTAAGGTTGTAGAGATAGTGCAACAAATTGACGCCTCTCATCTTGGACATTGGCGTAGGTCATAGAATTGTTTTGGTCTGCTGAAATATAGTACGCAGGAACATTGCACAAACGCGCCAATTGACAAGCCATGTACTGCAATGAATCATTGTAGGTCATGTCCTTCGGTGAAAACGAAGTTGGTTGAAATTCTAAACTTGAAGTTAAATAAGCGGTTGATCTTTCAGCGCGACTTCTTCTCCATGCTGCTAATAATCCAGCAACTTCTTTTTCTCCAAGATCAGCGCCATTATTTTTTAATATTCCTTCTGGAGTTGGCACGGCTGCTGCGTTTGCTGCTGCTTTTTCTAAATCAATTGCCGCTCTCAAAATTCTTGAACCAGCATTAAGAATACCGTCAATTGGTGATTGAAAAGTGACGAGCGAGCCGATTCCGCTCATTGGTCTTTCAACTCCATCAACTGTATAAAAATCAACAAAGGTGTTTAATTTGTTTAATTGAACTTGAACTCTAGTATTATTAACAAAATCAAATCTTGCAGGGCGATTATCGTCTTGGTACACCTCGGTTACTTCAAGATAACCTGTACCGTAGAAAAGTAGTGCGTCAACTAAAGCGGTAATAATTATAGAATTTGGTGCCGACTTTGATAATTGATTTACCCAAGGTAAATTTGGTAATTCTTCCTTAGTTGCCTTTGAATATGTTTCTAATTCCATAACGCCGATAGTTGTAGCAATTAAATTGCGGCAACGCATAATTGCTGGCACACCAATTGCTTCCGCCCTGCTTACAGATTGGAAGGGAGTAAATTGAGAATAAAAACTAAAAGGGTCTGTTACAACAGGTGGCGCTAATTGTGCCTTAATATCTGTTTTTGGTGTAAGTCCTACTAAATCGCGGAAAAATCCCATTAGATAATTATATCAGATATGTTAGACAAATATCTTAGGTACTGAGATAGGTTTGCTCAACATGTGGACAATCATTGCAGTTGAAATACTTGCTGCGACGCATCCTGCTGACTTGCGTCTTATTATTCTCCAACCTGCGTCATTTGTTTTTGCTGCTGCGTTATTCATACTGCTAACCCATTCAGGTTGACCTGAGTGAATTAATCTTAAATTGGAAAGACTGTCAGCAAGTTCCCCACATGCCTGATAAAACGACTGTCCTGAAATATCTATTAATTTATGACCTGATTGTTCTAATTTTTGGGCAATAGAGGCGGTTGCATACTTATCATAAGCAATTTGAACTGGTCGGTACTTCATTGCCCATTCATGGATAGAACTAGCCATTTTGACTTCATCAATGGCAACTTCGCTACTAAAGGTTTCCATTACTCCGACTGCAATTTTTCCGTCAATTAACTGACCAGCGAGTAATGCGCCCGTTCTTTTGCTTGGACTAACATCAAATGCCATTACCGTCATTGCACCTACTGGTAGAACTAAATCTGATACAGAACAAGCCTCAATACTTCCAAATGTCCAAGGACTTACTTGAGAATCAATCCACATGCAAAGAGTTTCAGTCAAAGTTGCTTCAATTGAGTTAGTTGCAATACTTTCCTCAATTGCGCTCTCGGTTACGGTATATCCAAGGGCGGGATTAGCCATCGCCCAATATTTACGGTTTCTTATGTCTTGCCTTGCTGCTAAAGGTGCTGAATACTCCCAATAGCCAAAAGTCTTACTTGGGTAATCTTTAGCGCGTTCAACCAAATCATTTAAAACTGTACTAAAGGCATCTCCAGCGTTTGACGTAAATAATGTTTGAGAATTAGGTCTTGCTCTCGTAATAGGTACTGCTGCTTTAAATGCTTCCTCGCTTACCTCGCGCAATTCATCCGCGTATAACAGGTCTGCCGACTTACCACGACTTCCGTCGCGAGTTGCCGCAACAATCTCATAACGAGCGCCGTTAAGTAAAGTGATTGATTCTTGACCGTTGGCGTATCTGATCTGCCTAACTTGCGTCTTTAGAAAGTCATTATCCTCAATTGTATTAGCAACCTGTCTAAATGTATCTAATGCCATGTTTCTATTAGATGACATTGCAATTATGTTCTTTTCGCCAAAAAGAAAAAGACCAGCCAAGATACGCATACGAGCAAGATGCGTTTTACCTTGTTGCCGTGCTACGAGCAATAAATTGGTCTTTCTGACAAACATGTTGTTCTCATCAACTGAAAGCATGTCGGTTAACACATAATGTTGCCAAGGTAGCAATGGCATACCAATTTTCTCAGCAAGATCAGCGACTTCAGCAATTCGCGACTTTCCTTTTACTGCTGGAGTCTGAATCCTCGGTTTTGTATTACCCAACACGGGTTTTTTCGTCGCCCCTCGTTGCGCTGGTTTGCGCTTGGCTTTCACAGGTTTCTGTTGACTTGTCATGGCTTTTCAAACGGCGAGGCTGGTCGTGTGACCTGCGTCTCAGGGAGAGAAATGCCGTT